GCGCTTGAAATTGAAATTCGTTCCTCCAAGAATCTCTACTCGCAAATCACCTCCCAACTCGAGACAGTCCGCCTCATGTCCCCCAACCAAAAACGAACCGGCCGCCAGCCTCCCGCTGCTAGCGTTTCTTTTGTTAAGAAGCATGGAGAAGCCCCCCGCTCCACCACTTCTGACAACCAAACTGTTTCCGTTCGTTCCCCTCCTTCCATGTACGATGCCCTCCTCGATCACCCAGGTGGCATTCGCTCAACTGTTGCAAAACAAGTTTTTGCGTCCCCCGACGCTCTTACTGAAATTTGCGACAAGACTGGTTTGTCTAAGGTGAAGGTTGAAGCGCTCCTTGCTTCCATCCCATCTGAAACCGACCTCTCTAAAGTTTCCACTTCCGCTCTGTCTGCAGAGTTGGGTGGTTCTTTCCAAACCGACAACCCCACCAATTTCATCATTCAATACATCACGAAATATATTCTTCCCAAATCGAAAGGTAAGGAGAAAGAGGTTCCCAAACCCCTCTCCGAACTTAGCGATGAAGAACTTGTTAGTGCTGTCATTGTTCGAAATGATTGCGTGTGGAAAGATGGCCAGTGCCTTTTCCATGGTCGCACTTGTGTGACCCGCACTGAGCCAGTCTCAACCCAACAACCTTGGTGGATTCGCTCCAAACTAGCCACCATTCCATCCCTTGGTTTCCCAACCTGGGTGGTTAAGAGTTACGAGTACCTTAAAGCAAACGGTTATGTAGTTTCTTCTGTCCCTGAAGCGCTATTAGCCCTTGTTAAGTATCTCGCCACTCCAGTTGTTGTTGCTGCCCTCGGCTTCCTTCTCTCGTCCGCCCTAAGCATGTTCTTCTCACCTGTTATATCTGGCCAAGCTTACTCAACTACCTATGCTCAGATCCCCCGCAAAGGTAACAAAGTGATGCCTGGTCATGTAGCCAAACAAGTCCATCTTACTTCCACTCGTCCGTCCAATGATGAGTGGCTCTTTGAAAAGTTAGCCACAAACACCATTCCCATTTCAGTTCCTGCCCTTCCACTTGGAACCAACGTAATCAAACATGGTTCGGCCAATTTGTTTTGCGTTGAAGGAAACCATCATCTATGCGTTAAGCACATTTTCGTCGATGATCCTCTCCTCGGCAAGATCGCGCTTTTTGGCGATTTTGCTGCTTCCTACCCACTCAAAGAAGTCCAATTCAAAGGGTGGGACACTGTTCTCACTGAAATCGACGATTCGAAGTCAGTGGTTTGGTGGTTCAGAATCCCAAACCGCGACCTCGTTTGCGTCGTCACTCCTCGTTCTGGTTTAATCCGCCAAGACCTGTCGAAATATCTTGTTCCTGCCGGTACTCCCATCAATACTTTAACTGGTGTGCGAATGGCTCTCCGCCCTCCGCACATTAATGAAGTTGATGATGATTATCGTGTCACAAAGTCACGTTCGATAGCAGCTTACTCTCACCCCATTGGTGACGTGTTCGCTCTCGATTCTTATGCAATTGAAGACTCTCCCCTCGGTCTTTATGCGCGTTGCCCCGATCGCACGCCGGATGGTTCGTGTTCCTCCCCATGGTACACAACCAACCCGCGAGTCGGCCAAGGCCACGCACGCATTTGCGCTATTCAAGGTGCCTACATCGACAGTCAGTTTACTGCTATCGGCGTCCCCATCACCTTTGAAGAGTATGTCCAAATCAGAGCTTTGCTTCCCGCAAAGAATCATCTTGTTGCTTCAACTCGCGATTCGTTCACCCCGAATTCAGGCGAGTTAGCCGCAAATGTAGTCCCAGTTTCAACTCTCCCAAAGAAACAGGGTGCGACTCAAAACCTCCGAAACACCATTAAGCGCTCCCCCGCTTTTGGCGTTCTTTCAGGCCTCGAGATCTACCACCCGGTGGAGAAATCCACTGTCCTTATCCCCCCTCCTTTCCGCGTCCCCGTGGACCTGCGCGATCCCATTCGTGCAATCCAAAAGATGCCCCTTTCCAAAACACCCTGGACTGACCAGATGTTAAGTGACTATCGTGAAGCCGCGACCTATGTCGGCCAACGAATCACCAGCAGACTTGACCAAAAGTTTGTTGATGCACTATACATCCCAACTCGTTCCCAGATTATCAATGGCGACCCTGCCTTAGGTATACCTGGAATCGATATGAAAAAGTCCGCCGGGTGGTTCCCTGGTAACAAGTTCCCCGGAAAAGAAGTTTACTTCCACAAAGTGAACGACCTCTGGGAACTGCGCCCAGAATGGGAGGAAGAATACCAACTCATCCTCTCTGAACTCCGCGCAGGTATCCTACCAACCGCCATCGTCACTGATAACGGTAAAATGGAACTTCGCCCCCCCTCCAAAGTACCGCGAAACACAGATGCTTACCAAGCGCTTGTTCTTCTCGGGTCAAAGGAAGTGTTGTACTGGTACCCTGCGTGCCAGAAGTATGGACGTATAGCAAACCAAACGCTGTATGGATCCGACCTCAACTCCTCTGATGGCTCTGTCGTTAAAACTACTCTTGACCGCCACCCTCATGGCAATCAAGGTGATTATTCCAACTTCGACGGAACCACCGGCCCAGAACAAGCCATGGTTGTTGCTGAGGATGCAATCCTCCCAACTATGCAATTTGTTCGCGAACATGGCGGCTCTGAGTTTAGCGATCTTGCTATCCTCGCCGCCATTCGTCTCCAGACTCTGACTCTCCACATTTTCGGAATAGTCGTGTACATGCGGTGGTTCGGAAACACCTCCGGTGGATTTTTGACGACCCCGTTCAATAACACCGTTGG